CCAACACTACTATAGCCCAATGGATTGTCTTTAAGTTTACACACAACTGTTTTCATACCATCAACAATACTCATACTATATTGATCACCCATCATACGTTTTAGATTGTTCCAGTTCATGGCTGCACGCACATGCCCTGGCATGTTGGCTTTGCCTAGGCGTTCTTCTTCTTTACTATACTTGGTCAGGTTGTTTACACGTTTAGGTGTACCTTTTTCCCAAGCTGGACGCTCTGTGAATACTAGCTTGAACTCACGTACTTTGTCGATGATAGCATCACGCCCTGTACCAGTTAACACCTGTAATAAAATATCACTTAAGAAGTCTTGGATTACTTTTGGAGTATCGGATCTCTTTAAGTCCAGGCCCATGGCTTTTACTTTGCCCGGAGTGCCGTGACTATCTAAACGGTGCCCTTCCATGTCATAGATCAACACAGCATACCGTTTCTTCTTGATGAATAAACCTTTGAGTGCAACCAGCTCACGACCACCTTTGATCAAGTCACCTTGGCGTCTTGGAGTATGGAATGCCCGTTCACAGAATGCCGGAAAACTTTCATTGACCTGATCGGCGATGCTGTCATATAAACCCACTGCTATATCTTTGTTCCATTCCATCTTACCAGCCTCAACATCAGCCTTGACCATTGGATACGCACTAAAGTAACATGAGTCAGTGTCACCATAGATAATTGCTTCACCAGTATGATCATAAACACCGGTGATACATTCATTGATATAAGCATCCATGTGTTTAGCGATAGTACGACCAGTTAAGGTAGTTGATTGTCCAATACGTTTATCAAAGAAACGACAACCAGGATTAAGAATAGCACCATACAAGGAGTTTAAGTTAATTTTCTTAACTAGCTGACGCTTGTCCCAGAATGCTGTGTCCTCATCAGTTGTAGCTTCTTTCTTCTTAGCCTGCATTTCTTTACGTTCAGCATACCAACGTTCTAGCAAGCCAGGGATAACACCTTTGCGTTCATTATTGAATATAGTACCGTTAGCTGATAGTATCCAAGGTTTATTACTGTCAAAGATCAATCGCCAAACATCTGCGGCACTGAGCACATCACTAGTACCATTGGCCCAGTCAATGGTAATCTCTGTGCCAATCTCACCATTCATAACTGCGGTATATTCTAAACTACCAAATAAGTTTTCCCATGCGTCAGCAAAACTACTGCCTGCTGTTTGTTTCTCTTTAATATAGTGTTCAGTCATGGTCTGACGCAGTTGTCCAACGATAGTTTCTGGGCCCATGTTAAGCGCACGAATAGCTGAAGGATATAGTGAGTTGATGTCGATAGCACCAATGTAATCATGCATGCCTGCTTTAGGAGTAGCCACATACGCACCCGCCGCTTGTGTGTCAAACTGCTCATCACGGTTACGATTTGGAACAACCATACCTAATTGATGTGCTTCATTGATAATAGCCTGTTCAGTAACTGCTACAGCACCCATAGTAGTCTGTAGTAGCACTGTGTTGTCATGTGCTAGTTCATTGGCTAGATCTAAGAAACGTAGTTTTGTATCTAGTTTGTGTAACAATGCTGTGTCTTGTCTGTTATACTCAATAAACTTGGCAAAGTCTTTGTTATACAGTTGATCTAATGTGCCTTCATACTGTGTTTTACTTTCACCTAGTTCATATTCTGAGATGGCATCTAAACTATAACTATGACGTTCTTCATAGGTGTATTTGCGATACAGTTGCATATAGTCCATATGAACACGACCAATCAAATCAAACGTCAAGTTAGCCGCACCAAAGCGTTCAAACTCACGTTGTTTGGGAAATTGTCCCCATAAACAGAATCTGCGTGTGTCATCTTTGCTCAGCACACGATTGGTACGCTGTACCATGTAAGGAATATCAAAGCCTTCACTGTTCCAACCTGACAAGATGTCTGCATCATCAATCAAGTCTAAGAATGTTTTAAGCAGGTCTTCTTCACGTTCCATTAAGAAACAGTTGTCATACTGCTTACAGATCTCTTCAGCTGTTTCCCACGACATTGACTTGGGTGGAATAACCATGGTCACTAGTTTGTCTAGCCAATCGAGATATACTGACACTGCGGTAATGGGATTGAACGGATCTTCTGGACGACTGAATCCTCTGACCGGGTCAAAGTCAACCTCAATGTCAAAGAATGCTGTTTGTAGTTTAGGTGACTTCTGTCCTAGATAGTTTTCTTCAAGACAGCGGAACACAGGGTTGATATCACTTTCCCAGATGCGTTTGCCCGAATTGATTTTAACTTCTTTGTGGAACTCTTTACCTATGCGTGTGCTGAAACGTGACACAGGGGTATCATAGATAGTACGAAACTTACCACGGGGGTCATCGTAGTAAAACGTATAATTTGCGGGATATTCTTTGTATTCTCTTTGTCCATTTACACGCTCAACGATGTAAATGCGATCTTTTGTTCTATCGAACAATGCGTCTACGTAACTCATCTTTTTCCTTTTTGTGCGACTTCTAGCTCACACACACTCTTCATGCCCGGGTGGGCGTTTTATTAATTATACAGTAATCTTCCATAACCCACAAGATCAACTAAGAAAATAGTTAGGCTGGTCATGAATAATCCAAAACTTCCTCTGCTCAATGCTGAATACATACTGATCGCCAAACAGCAAAAGAACAAGGGATAAACGACCAAGAATGGCACATCAGGTACAGTTGCAGCAAATGTTACTACTACAACAATGTTTAGAAACCAATTAAAGACTTCTAAACACAATCTAACAGGATGACTGTACCAATCTCGCTTTACAAACTCAACGGTCTTGTGCCAGTCGATACGCATCAAAGCGTGCGACCAACTGTTTCAAGAATATCTGTAACTGTTTCGTGGTCTTGGTTAGTTTCACCAAATTTACTTTTTTGAGCAATTTTAATCGCTTTTTTCAAAATACTTGGCTTAATTTGTAGTTCTTCTGCTACTGCTTTTACAGTATCATTTAAGCCTGCACTCAAATCTTCTACTTCTTGTAATACAGCAATACCTTCGTTAACTAGTTGAGTTAGTTTAGCTTTTTGTTCACCTGAAAACATTTTTGATGCCATTTGTGGCTCTCCTTTATTGATAACATATTAAGTATACTGTATTTAATCTTAGTTGTCTACCATTAGATAAATATTTTTATGGAACAGAAAATCTACGATATAGCTAAACAAGTTAACGATATGACCCATTGGGGAGATACTCCTGTGGATCAAATACCATTATGGGAAGTCCGCGACATATTGTCAATGGATGGGCAATATAATCTTACTCCGCAAGAAAACGAACTAGTAGAGTTGATAGTTAAACGCACAATCAAAGAGATTCCTTATACGTGGAATGCAGATGAGCTGTCAATAATTGGAGAGGCAAAGATACAATATTTGCTACGTGCTAAAGGATATGATCTTAAATGCTTTGACTTAAATGTATTTCCTACAGCAAGTATAGAATTGGCGACACATCTTAGACCACCATCAACTATGCTTAAAATGAATTCAATGTTAACACGATTAACAAGTAAATTAACTGAGACTATTCTAAATACTGCTCTGAGAATAGGCAAGGACCTCCATTTTCTTGGGAATAGTTATGTTGTATATGGAACGTACATAGGTTTAATTTATGCATTGATAGTTGCTCCCTGGTACCTGTTTTTAGTTGCATTGCTAGTAGGATGGGCAATTTGTAATTGTACTACTATGACAATACATGAAGATTGGGTACATGATTTAATAATTCCAAGAAATAGATTTTTTGCATTTATTCTTAATTATATTGGATATGTTTTATGGGGGGTGAAACGATCACAATGGAGGTATCGCCACATCGATCATCACAAGGTGTGGAAAACTTCAATTGATCCTTATATAACATGGAAAGGATTTTCGGGATGGTATATATCACTTACTACTCTACCATTGGACGGATTGGAAAGTAAACGCTTGTTAGCAGATCCAGCATTTATAGAATACAGTCGTAAATATAACGAGGGGTTTCTTGAATATTATCCAAAGTATTTGAATTCATTGACTCCCGAAAGTCAATTCTTAGAAAAATATGAAACAATCATATTACTACTAACCCATGTAATATTCTTCTTTGCATTTGGTGCAGTTAATTACGTATATTTTTTATTACTACAATGTTATCTTTTCAGGAGATATATTATTGTATTTGATGAAATAGTCACACATTTTAATGACTTATCACGTGAAGAAGAAACAGATCAGACGCATTGGTTCCCAATTTGTTGTGGCACAGCATATCACACCACACACCATTATAATCCAACTATGGTAGTATTAGGCCCGGGCTGGATAAAATACGTTAATATACAATATTATTTTACTAGATTGTTTTATAAGCTAGCACCAGGTGCTAGATTCAGCTGATCCTGCACTTGCGTAGAACTTTGGTAGCAGTTTGGAATTGATAAGCTAGATCATCGTATAGATCTTCAGGTGGACGTTCAGCATAGGCACGTGATATATAGGCCATCTGCCCCATGTCAGCATAGTATATTTCAGTAGGCCAACGATGTTTACCCCATTCCATGCTGTTGATTAACAAGCATTCATCACCAATATTTTTCAGCATTTCTTTTTTGGCTTTAACTGGGAGATTAACACTGGTCAGTAGTTTAACTCCTACCGGAACAGTGTTGACTAAAGGTTTGTCTAGATAGTGTGCGAATAAGTGTACTACGTAGGCTTCTATTTCATGTGCCAAATTAATTGTTAGTTCGCATTCAGCTCTGCGAACGATATCATACGACTCTCTAACGTAGATATCCCAATTGGTCATAGTTGATCAGCAGTTCCAGCGACGACGTGCTTTACAAATTGCCTTGTCAGGAGTCTTAGCACAGCTGATGTTATGCATGTTCATTTGACCTTTAGATCGACTGCAATAGCTCTTACGGCGTTTACTTGCTTTACTGCCTTTTTTAAGTTTGCTAGGCTTAGTTGTAACGGCAGTCTTTAACTTACTACCTGGATTTTCACGACGATAAGATGCTACGGCTTTCTTGCTCATGCCGTCTGTTTTGTCTCGCTTGTTGACCTTTTGCCAATCTTCGTTAACAGGTTCTTGAGTAACAGCAAACACGTATAATTCGTCTTCTGTAAGTGATTCTAAATCTTCCCAAATAACTTCTGCATCAACTTGATTACGTTCAGCAAGATCCTCAATGATAGATTCGATGAGATTAAACTCTTCTTCTAGTTCTACACTTTCAGCTGGCACGCAGTTGTTCACACGCACTCCACCTTTGACCTTAGTCTTAGGATTACCAATCTTTTTACCTTTCCAGCACTTAGGATCTAAGCGTTGGCTAGTTGCTTTTGCTTCTGATAAGATTTCATTAATTTTCATTTCTTTTTCCCTCTACGCATATTTATCTGCCAACGAGCTAGTTGTCCTTTACGTCCTGGTGCTTTAGCCGCACGTTCTAACTGTGATATTGTGGCACCTTTGGGTATACCGTGGCGTTGACTGTCACCAGGCTTCCCAGGACCTTTACCATCTGCAAAGTTTTCACCTAGGACCCAAGTATCAGGGATTTCACCGTAACGTTCAGTCCATAGGTCATGTAGTTTCTGTCCACTGATGTTATATGTTTGTGCTATGCGTGTCATGATCTTATCGATCTTATCGTAAGCGACTTTGGCATCAGCATTCTTTAATTCTGTTTTGCGTTTTGTTAATGCGGCTTTTAGTTCAGGTACAGCATTCTTAGCATCACAGTGTTTGCCTTCGGTGATAGGACCACCTTCTATCCACGCATCACAGGTGCGTTTACTTGCACACTTGAATTTTAAGAATTTGCAATAACCTAGTTGGCCAGCATCTACTGCGTCCATGGCGCTTGATCCTGGTTCTGATCCTATACCTTTGGCTATACAGGCCTGCATGTCTTTAGATACATCAAAAGCTCCGCAGTTACCACAACGATTCTGTTTAACAGAATCTATGTCAGTGGTATTCCATTTGTCTGCTAGTTCTTGCCAATATTCGTCGTTAGGTAGATTGGGATTAAGCGGACCGTAGTGATATTCATCTATGGCTTTTTGGCGATTTTTTAGATTAAGTGTGATATCTTGTGTTGCTGGCGGACACCCTTCTTCTGCTTCGTTGGTATTTTTCTTACGTCCAGCACAGTGTGCCTTTTGGCTGAAACCTTTAGGGTTACTACAGTTGATACTCTTTTTGTATTTTTGGCTCCACTCTTCGACTACGATAGGGTTAAGACTCAGATATTTTGGGAACTTTTTATTAAACTCACGCATGACCACGCCAGCTTGGGCATTGGCATCATTTTCAGCTGGACTACCTGTGTGCCAACTATCTGCATCTAGTTCATCACGCTCTCCCTGGGCATAGTGCGCCATTTCGTGTGCTAGTGTACGCAATATATCATTTGGGTGTCGATTGTTGATCACACAGTAGACTACTTTTTCTTCGTTGGTAAAGCGACCAAAGGTAGGTACATTAGTAGTACCTAATTCTTTCTTTAGTTTGATCTTAGGTAACTGCTTTAATTCTAATACTTCGAGTGCCACAGGTAAGAAATCACGCAGGGCTTGAATAAACTCTGGCTCTTTATTATAATCTTCAAATAAGTCTATGGTCAGCATTATATATTTATATACCTACTACGTTGATCTTTAGCCAATCTTCAGGGATAGTATCAAAATCTCTTGGGAAAAATGTGCGAGCTTTGCTGATGGCTTGTTCTTTATTAGTTGCCCATACTCGACGGACGGGCATATCACGGCCTGTTCTTTGGCGATATAACTCTGCCGGGTAGATAAATCTATCGCCGTCGCTTACTGGATCCGGATTAAATGCCTGTTGCGCTATGGTAAATTCATACTTCATAGCACCTTCATCTGGCACAGCATCAATCATGTTGGCTGGGCGTTCTGGATTTACATAAGCCCAACGTTCCACAGCATTAGTGCGGCTGTCTGCTGCTACCACAGTGAATAAGTCTGGGTTTTGGACATCATAGATACGCCAGTTATGTCCAGCCACACCCGTAGTTGATTGTGATTGATTATTGATTCTTGTTACGTGTATGCTACCATTTTCAAGTCCATACTCTTGTTCCATGTTGCGTGCTGTTTGTAATGCTACCTCTCTGGTGACATTATTCATCCTGGTATCTATACTGCGATTGCTGTTTACCAGTTGATAATTACCCGTGGCATTACCATCAACAGTCACACCTCCACCCTCACTACCACGTATGCGATCATCAAGATCGCTATAGTAACTATCATCGGGCTTTTCATCTGCCATTGGTGTTGCTACTAAATAGATAGGATCTAGGCCCCAGGACTTGGCAACATCTTTGACTGCATCATAGGCAGTATCAGCAAACACTGCCATGCCGCCCCCACGAGTATCACCACGACGTCTGACCATCCAATAAGGACGGCTTTCATTGTCTGGCTTTTTCTTCTTGGCTTTGCGTGCTTCACGTTCTGCTTGTATGGTTTGTATGATATAGCTTCTTGTTTCTTTATCAGCAGTTTGGAATTTAGCGACATAGTCTTTGAACTTGACTAGGTCATCTTGCTCGCCAGCATCATTCAGCACCTTGTATAGGCGTTTTTGATATTCTTTCTTATACATGTTTTCATCTGTGGCGATGCGTAAGGCCAGGGCCATGCGTAATGCTGTATTGGTTAATTTTTCTACAGGATCATCTAGGTAGTTGCCACCTGGACTGCGGAATTCAATATAACCTTCTTTGGTATTGATACTGGTATATTTGCTGGTATAACCTGTGTGTATGATCTTACTAGCGGCTAAGGTCAGGCCTTCTTTCATCTTGTTCATCACTGCTTTGAGCTCATCGCCTTTCATCTGCTGGACTTTATTGCCAATCTTCTTATACGCACCATCGCAGTAGTGATTGCTGAGTCGGTCAAACTGCTCTAACACATATTTGTCACCTAGGAATATAGCCAGCTTAACATAGTCTAGTTTGTCTACATTATAGTCTGGAACTGAGATATTGATGTGTAGGCCAGTTGATGTGTTGGTATACCCACGGCCACGGATGAATTCTAGGACCTGTTGCATTTGTTTAAGTGCTTCGTTGATCTCCAATGCTGGACTGATGAATTCTAGACCAGCGTCTTCACTTTCATCGGCGTCGATGCTGGAGTCGGGCTCTATGATCCACTGTCCTTTTTCCTGAGCACGGGCACGGCTGGTACCGTGATAGCTGTCATCATAGGTGGCATCTATACCTGTTTCAGTTTTAAGTTCATCTG